GACCCCAAAGACGACATGCGCGGCGCGCAGCTTTGGGAAATCGTGAGAAACGAGGATTACGGGCGTATGCTTCCCGATGATACCCTTCGTCCGGAAAACGGCGACGAGTATGTCCTTTCCGGTTTCAACATCCAGCTTGTGTCTGACAGATATACCCCAGAAGCCGAACAGGAGCTTAAGGGAAAGGCGCAGGAGTATGCCGACCGACGCAAAAGGGATGACGGTACATATAACACGACCCTTGATTCCGAATGGGTGTATAACGACCGGCTGAGACGCTTCTATGAGTTCGGACAGAAAGTGTTCCTTGTAAACAGGGCTTTTTTTGAGAACGGGCGCGACAGCCGCATACTCGGCTGGGAGTTCAACCTTGACAAGCCTTGGGACAGCCCTGCATACATAATCGGCGAGAGTATGCCCTATTCCCGTATCGGGGATATGGAAGACAAGATTGATTCCCTGACCTACAAGGGGCAGACATATACCGGCGGCGGAAACGGGGTCTATATAATCAGGACGAACGATACGACAGCCCCTTCCGACAGTAATGTATTCTCGGCACGCAGGTCTCTGGTCTCTTTCTTAAGGAAAGACAAGTCCGATAAGACTGAATATCTTTTGAAACTCCTCGCAGGCGGTGAGTTTGGCGAATTCGTAGACAGTATGATTGCCGGCAAGGGTGCAGGGATATTTCCTGATGGCCGGGCACAGGTAGAACGGTTGGAAGTCCGCGGTTCACTGTCAGTGCTTGACTTGATAATAAACCAGATTCAAGGAATGGAGTCTGACTACTCCTTTACCGAGATTGGTAAGATAGAATCCGTGGAGGATTTGGGAGAAAATACCTACCGTCTGAAAATAGAGAAACGTACGGACTTCGACTTCATGAAGTTCCAGGAGAATGATGTCTGCTTCTCCATCATTAACACACTGCTTACGGGCGGTTCAGACTATTACACCAGTTGGATGCGTATTCTTACCACCAACAGTGCGGAGAACAGCATAACGGTCGTGCTCTATCCGGACAGCGAAGTGCCTGGAGGCACGAACTATCCGCCGTTGGCCGGTTACAACGTAACCCGCAGGGGTAACAGTACGCTTCCTGAAGAGGGCGGCTTCAACGGTCGGGCGCAGTCGTGGATGATTTCTTCACGAGAAGGTCGGATTATGTTCCTGGCCAATGTCTATAAGCCGATATTGGAGGACTACAATTATGCGCTGACTATCGGAAAACTCCCTAACATCAAGGCACTCGAAA